GCCTACCTTTACCACCAATTTTTACTTCGATTTCTTGGATCTCTCCAGCATTTCTTAATCTTTCTATAATCTCTTTGACTTCGTATGACTTCATAGATCTAAATAGTTCATGTCTATCAACTTCTCTTTTGCTTATGCCCTCTCCACCACGGGACCTTATATAAGATAGAACAGACTTGATTTTTGCTTCTGTAGCAGAGGATGATACTTTGTCTCTACAAGTTTCTATGAATAACAAATCGTAGTATCTGACATAATCTATTGCCCACTTTGTATATTCACCTTTAATTGTTTTGGCACCTACGTCGTTAGCCAAAGCACATATTAAAGACAAGCGCATAGCTTTTTCTCTAGACCTAGATAACAAAGGTTCTAAATTATTTTTTTCTAAAACGTTTTGTCTTTTGACGACCTCTTCTGCAAACTCATTTAATAGTTGTCTACTATCATCATCAAAAGAGATAACGGTTTGATCTACATTTACCTCTGAGTTTTGTTCTGCTATGTCACCAAAATCAGATCTAGGTCTTCTAATAGCATTTACCCAATCTATAATCAGTTGCGGTGGCTTTTTGTATCTTTTTAAAGCACTTACTTTTCTTGGCTCTTTGGATTCTACGATTATAAATCTGTTCAAAAACCCATCTGCTACTCTTCCTGAGTTCAAAGCCCCATAAAAATTCTTTGGCACAGAAAGACCTACAAGGGTAATTGCAGGTTTGTAGCAGATACGGTTCATAGCTTGTTCTACATATTGTTCAGGTGTGTTCATAAGTGAATAGTTATCAGGTCTTAAGGTACCGTGACAACGGCCCCAAGCTTCCATTAGTGTTTGAATACCGTCTTCTCTGTTAGTGTTTTGCTGTGCAGATATGTTTTCCAAACGTTTGCCAAATTCGTCCATGACTGTAATTTGTGTAGGTCTATATTTAAGAATTGAGTGAACAGCGCCTGAAGATGTGTAACCGTCGCCTACAACTAATCTAGCGTGTTTAGTTTTGTTTAAAACTGATTCAACAAAAGTCTTTATATTTTCTTTACCTTGTCCTGATTTAGCGACACCAACAAAATATAAACTGCTAAAATTGTTCATATCGGTCCTGAACATTCTGCCACAAGCAACACTACCTAGAGCCAAAGCACCTACTAATGAAAGTTCAGGCTGACTTATTTGTGCTATTTCTTCAGCGAACTCAAACATATTTTTTAGAACGCCTGGTGGATTGTACAGGTTTTTAGGTGGTGCAATATCCTCTTTAGTGTGTACAAATAAAGGGGCTTGTTGGTTTTTTCTGTCGTGTGTTTTTTTTACATTATCTACTACTGAAATAATTTCATGTTTAGGTAAGGGTGGTGAATTTTGTTGATTCCAACTCTCCATAAAAAATTTTGCAAAGTCTAAGTTAAGATTTTTTGAAATTAAATAACCAGCTAACCTAGCTGCTTGATCGTTCCTAGAGCCCTCATTGACTCCATCTAAAGAGAAGGGTGTGACATTTGACTGACCATTAGTTTTTTTGTTACCAGTAATTTGTATCCATTCTTTTTCGGTAAAATCTGGTAGATCCTCAAAACCCCACAGATCCCAATTAGGGTTAATCACCGGCTGATAAACTTGTCCGTTTGCATGTGTATTATATGGAGCAATTATTAAACCACCGTCTCCCCTGATATCAATGTGTCTTTCTATTGGTGTGTCGTTTAATCTTTTTGTAGCGAATGTAGTGTAATTTTGTGGATTGTTATAGTAGTAATGCATACCTTTACCAGTTCTAACTTTGTAAGGTGTTTGTGGTATGTTTTCTTCAACCCAGTTCATGGCTTCAGGTGTGTCTGCATCTACAACGATAAACTGACCACAAACTAAAGCGACAGTCATATCGTCCCTGTCTTTAAACCAAGTTTCTACTTCTTCTCTTTTTGGTCTTTGCTCTTTGAACTGGGCCCAGCCTTTGAAAAAAGCAGGTGGCTTTTTGGATTTACGCAATAAAGGCACTACATCAAGCCCCTCATCGTAATATGCCATGGCTAACTCATAGACACTTTCTTTGCCGTTGAAGTTAATAGAAAACACTATTTTATTTCATTTGGACAACCGTAAATTGATTCATAGTCTAATCTTCCGTTGGTTGCTATTATTATTTTTTTTGCTTGTTCTACGCTTGGGCGTCTATAGCCCCATCGCCATGACCTAATAGAGGCTAAAGAGACTTCAAACTTTTTGGCTGCTTCTTCCATACCAATATGTTTAATCATTTCTCCTAACGTATAAGGTCTGACATCTTTATGTTCGAATTGTGGTTGAAGCCCTTGTTCTTTGAGCTTTTTAAGACGGTCCTTATTTATTTCTGTCAAACGATGACAATAATTAACGAACCATTCTGCATCTGATTCCATCAGTTTCCTCCATTATTTATATTGACAAATCGTAACCCTTTGATAAAATCTTGTCAACTACGGAGATTATTTATGAGTATATTAAAAAATGTAGTAAAGCCTGACCAGCTTGTTAATAAACAAGGTGCAAAGATCCTAATTTATGGTGAATCTGGTGCAGGTAAAACTTATACATGCTCAACGGCTCCTGGCAAAGTGCTTGTAATAAGCATGGAAGCAGGACTTCTATCTATTCGTGATAAAGAGAACGTTGATGCTATAGAAATAAAAACTTATGAAGAGTTGAATCAAATATATGGTGAGCTCAAATCGGGTGAACATGACTATGATACAGTATGTCTAGATTCAATATCAGAAATGTCAGAGATTCTTTTGGACCACGAATTAAGTGTAAATAAAGATGCTCGTAAAGCTTATGGAAATGTTCAGATAACATGCACAAATGTTATGAGAATGTTTAGAGATTTACCTATGCACGTTATATTTGTTTGCAAGATGGCAAAAGAAAATAACGATGGTGTTTGGTTTTTCCAACCAAAAATGATTGGTACTAAGCTAGGACAATCTATACCTTACTTTTTTGACGAAGTTTTATGTTTAAGAGTAATGGAACAAACAGATGGAGATGGTAAAGCAGTACATACTAGATGGTTGCAAACTACTCTTGCTGAGGGTTTTGTCTGTAAAGATAGATCAGGCAAACTAGAAGCTTTAGAGGAACCGAATCTTTCGAGTGTCATTACCAAACTTGGTTTTAGCAACCAGGTAGAATCGGCCCCTACTAAAATGGAGGTAGCTAGTGAAGCATCCATCTAATTTTGTACCCGTCAATCCTGATTTTCCTGACGAAGAACAAATGTGGGAAGAAAAATATGCGGATCTAAAAATGTTTGATGAAACTGAAAGAAAACGTTTTACAGACATAGATTTTGAAGAAGCTACATATGAATATACAGATATTCTGTTTGAGAATGAACAAAGAATTAAACAAGCTCAAATGGATATCTATGAGATTTTGTGTAGAGATTGTGACGATTTAGAAATGGATCAGGAAAAAGATCTGAACATTGTATATCTAAACTTAACGAATCTATTTTCAGAAATAGCTAAATTAAGATTTAGAAATTTTAAAATCAAGAGTAGAAAATTAATTCTTGAACAACTTAGTAAAGGGAGAAAGAAATGAGCGATTTTGACGGCGTAGATTTTTTTAAAGATGTAGGAACTGCATCTGAAAAAACAGCAGCACCAAAAGGTGTACATGAAGCCTGTATTCTTAAAGTTGAGGACCACACTACACAAAATGGTGATAAGGCCCTTAAAGTAATTTTTGAGATAGCAGGTGGTAAGTATTATGACCAAACCGAGTATTACAACTTGTGGCATAGTAGTGAAAATGCAAAAAGAGTTTCTAACGAAATTTTTTCATCTTTGTGTTTAGCTGTAGGTTTTGATGCATTTCCTAACAAGAAAGAAGAACTTGTAGGAAAACTGCTGAGAGTAGCTATTGGTGTTAAAGATGTTGATCAACCTGACGGTGGTGTTAAACAATATACCAACGTTAAAGGTTACATGGCATCCGCTAATACAGGTTCTAGTGGGTCTGGCTCTGCCGTTGGAGCTAAACCATCACTAGGAGGTTGATTGCATTTTAGACATAATGTAATCTAAATGTGAAAATTTTAAATTTTTCATTTATATCCTGTGGCCCCTCTTCGGAGGGGTTTTTTTTTCAAAACTATTCTGTATAATTTTAGGAAAACTTATATACGAAAGTTGTAGGTTTTCTCCATATTTAATTTCATTGGTACTGAGGGGCTTCGGCCCCTCTTTTATTTGAGTTCTTTAATAATTCTTTTGATGTAAAACATACTTTTTTCTAGATCCTGTATGTCTGTACCTTTATGTTTATATCGCCACAAGTATTTCATAGCGTTGCCTTGGCACCAAGATTTAAAACCCTCCTGCCCTAGAGCTTCTCTAACCGCTTCAATAAATTCAATTGAACCCTTAGTGTAATGCGGTGGAGTGTTCACCATATCTGTTTGTTTTTTCATATGTCTAGCTCTATAACATTTGGGCAGTTGTATGCTTGTAGATTTTGTACGGCTCCTTGCATAATTTTTTCATAATTTTGTATTATGTATTCTAGTTCTATCCAATACTTTTCTAAATCAGCTGTATCAAATTTAAATATTTTAGAGGCATAAGGGCTAGTTTTTTCTTGTGCTACAAAAACAAATTCTTTGACATTAAAACCAGCTTTTTGAAATCCTCTTGTGTACCAAGCGGCTTGATATTGATAGCCGTATTGTTTGATAGAGTTTACAAATTTATCGGGATCGCATGATTTTGTGGTTTTGTAATCCACCACAATTAGATCTTTTGTATTCGACATAGGAGCATCTGGGTGTCTAATGACATCGGCTTTTAATTTGCAAAGTGTGTCACCCTCCCACCAGTATAAAGCTCTTTCATATGGGTAATTGAAATGTTCACTCGGATATTCACTTTCGCTTGGATGTAAAAGTTTGTCTCCTATAGGCAACATATTTTCAGACATAGCTTTAATAGTTGAAAAGTCTTTTTGACTTATGCAAGTAATTCCTTTTTCTTCACATTCTGCTATAAGGTCCTTATTAGCTGCTGAATACATACTGCCTGATATGATTGCTACTTCATTGGCAAAACTTTGTTCACCCTCAACAATATAAGCATGAGCAGCTGAGCCAAACCGTAGTGCTGGTGTGCTTTCTATTTCTTCTTTGACAGCATGAAGTTCAGATACACCAAACTTTCTTATAGTAGATGAAGATACGCCGGCAGAGTTGTGATATTCGTGATTAGAAATGTTAGGAAAATAGATTGCTTCTCCTATAACATGATGGTCGTATTTGCTTAAACTTTCTGGTAATTGTTTCATAAGGTCCTCATTAAATTAATTTACATTTAGTAATTGACATTATATTGCAGTTTGTTAATATTTCAAGTATGAAATTAAATAGAGATAAAATTCATCCGTTAGCGTCAGATAATATGGTTGCTTTAGAAAGTATTGCAGCAGATCTTTCGCACACTACTACGCAGCTGATAGATTGCATAAAAGATATATCCAATCTGTCTGCTGATCAGCAAAAACATACAGCTAATGTTTTATCAAAATTAGTTGAGACACAAAGAGGTAATCGTGAGCAAGACAAGTAGATGGCATCTTGAAGAAGAGCAAAACCTTTTATGTGATGACAAGCGTTGTCAAGCTTTTGAACAAGCTTTTAAAGACGGCTACGAGTGTCAAGACGAGCTGTATAGTAACTACATCAATAACGTATATAAGCTTACTGGTGTAAAAATTGATAGGACCGAAGCTGTATGGGACTGCACAACTTTTGATATTCATTTTGATTTAGCTTGTGATCCATACAAACACGGGGTTTAGTATATAGGGCAGTATTTTTCATGTGGTTTACCCAAATACTCCTTGGCTGCCCTATATCTTTTTTTGTCGCCTCATTGACAATACTCTCCTCAATAGAGAAGTCGGCGGACTTACGGTTTCAGAGCAACCTTAGCGACAAAATGCTCTGCTATAATTAAGGCATGAAGTACAAGATCGAAAAAAATATTGAAATAACACCACGAGGGGAACTCAATAAAGTTGTTACAAAAATGCAACCAGGAGACAGTATCGTTGTTGATACAAAAACTGAGCGTGATAACTTTGCTGGTTTATGCTACAAGTACAATTACGATTATGCAACACGTAAAATACCTGACACCAATAAGTATCGTTGTTGGATACGGCCGGAGCAAGATCTTGCCGAGAAAAGAAAAATTACAACACCAGTACGTGCAAGAAAGCTACCTGAGGTCTTATTAGGTGATGATGGTTTTACTAGACCTAATCAAATATCCGGCGCTTTGCCTGAAGATATCGAACCAAGAGGTGTCTTCCCGCAAGAAATACTTAACGAAGCTATAGAGCGCCAACGAGAGACTATATATAACAGATCACACGAAAATCGTCATTGGCTAGAAGAAAAAAATAATACTAAACAAGACGAAAATTATGATGATAAACCCTTAGACTTCAACGATTAAAATTATGAAAACACTTAAAACAGACGCAATAATGCAAAAAATGATGAACAAATATGGGTTTGATGAAACTACATCTATTGGTTTATTGCCTGTAATTATCACAGATCGTATGGATTTACAGTTATATCTTTTACATTTAAGAAGAAAAACTGCAACAAAAAAAGGCGGTAAGTTTAAAATAAATAAAGGGGCAAAGTCTCAAATAAATGGTAAATTTATGTGATGGTCAAGCGTAGAGATCCAAAAAAAGGTACGGGTAAAAAACCTAAGGGTTCAGGTAGAAGGTTATATACAGACGAAAACCCAAGAGATACAGTTAGTATTAAGTTTGCTACACCTACAGATGCTCGTAAGACAGTTGCCAAGGTTAAAAGAATCAATAAGCCTTATGCCCGTAAGATCCAAATACTTACAGTATTAGAGCAAAGGGCCAAGGTCGCAGGTAAACCTACACAAGCAAAAATAGCCAAAGCTGGTAAAGTTGCTATCAGAAAAGCACACAAGAAATAAATTTTGAAAGTACTTAGTTTGTTTGATGGTATGAGTTGTGGTCAGATAGCCTTAGACCAACTCGGCATACCCGTTGAAACATATTATGCAAGTGAGATAGACAAGTATGCTATCCAGGTAACACAAGCAAACTACCCCAATACCGTTCAGGTAGGTGATGTTACTAACTTAGTTCCAAAAGATTTTGCAGATGTTGATTTAATATTCTTTGGCTCACCTTGTCAGGGTTTTTCATTCGCAGGTAAGCAGTTGGCTTTTGATGATCCTAGATCAGCACTATTCTTTGAGGCAATAAGATTGTTGAAAGCGATAAAACCAAAATATTTTTTAGCAGAGAATGTCAGAATGAAAAAAGAGTTTTTGGATATTTTTTCGCAAGAGGTTTCTAAGTGTTACCCTGAAATAACTTTTGGTATAAGCCCTATTCTTATAAATAGTTCGCTTCTGAGCGCACAATCAAGACAGAGATACTATTGGACTAACATACCTAACATACAGCAACCAAAAGATAGGGGTATTGTGTTGAGAGATATACTAGAAACTGATGTTAATGATGAGCTGTCACAAGAAGCAAAAGATTATATGAATAGAAGCTCAGATAAATGGAGTGGTGGTAAGACTAGAAAAGATGTTTATATAAAACATGAAAGTGAGAAAGGTATGTGCTTGACAGCTAATATGCACAAAGGAGTGCCTTATGGTGTCATAGCTTTAGATAAACCAAAACAGGTTGGTAGTATTAAAGATGGTGGTCAAGGTAATCGTATTTACTCACAAGATGGTAAATCTTCTACATTATCTGCTCAATCAGGCGGTACTGCTGGTTCAGGCAATACGTTAGTTGAAACAAAGCCAAAACAGGTTGGTATGGCTGCTGACATCAAAGGCCACGATATATTGAGAAGAGTGTATAGCCCTGAAGGTAAATCACCTTGTCTTAATGCTGGTGGTGGAGGCAACAGAGAGCCAAAGGTAGCTCAAGAAGATTTAACCTGGCGAAAGCTAACGCCTTTAGAGTGCGAAAGATTACAGACAGTTCCAGATAATTATACTAATCATGTGTCCAATACACAGAGGTTC